CATTTTCATTTGGAAACCAAGTTTCATACCTGATTCATTCATATTACCAAACTCGTCTGCTATAGCTCTTGACTCTTCTCCGAAGAAAATGAATTCTGGTCTACTCAGAACATCCATTAAACCGGCACCCATACTTTGCATACTTTGTAATAAATTTTTACCTATATAAGCTGCAATAGCTAATCCAACTACTTTAAACCCTGCCCCTAATTTTTTTGTTTGTAATTCTGCACCACTCAACCCTTTTCCAATACCTTCTTCATAAGCTTCACCAGCTTTATCCATAGCCTCGGATAAAGTACTACCTATACCTGGAATCATTCCAACCACACTTTTAATTGGTTTAACAGTTTTTTGATAATTTTTTAAAGCTACAGAAGCACTCTTTTGAGTTTTCATTTGAACTTTAGCTTGGTCTAACATAGTTTGGTATATTTTTTTCTCAGCCGCACTCTCAGCTTTATTCACTTTTTGTGTTAGACTTTTTATATTTACTTTGTGAGTAAATATATTTTTTTGATTCTCAGCTAATTGTTGACCAATATCTAATTGGTCTTCAAGTGTATCTACAATATCACCTGATGTTGATTTGATTTTACCTAATCTATCATCTAACTGCTTGAAAATAGCTGTAACACCTTTACCACCCTGTGCTATTCTTTCAAGCTCTTCAGCAAATAGTTCTTGAGCTTTTGATTTTGGTGCCATTTATTATAACCCCATACTTTTTAAATGAGCATCATACTCTGGATCTTCTTTTCTTCTTTTAGTCATTTTCTCTGCAGCGTCTTTATTAGCTTGGTCAAGTCTATCCATAACTTTACTCATCTCTGGATCTTTTCTTAACTGTTTTTGAATTTGTTTACCTTTTCTAGTACCTAAAGCTCTAAAAAGTGAACCAATGAATTCTTTTAAAACTCTTTCAGTTTTATATGTGTATCTACCTATTTTACCTGACATAGTTAAACTCCTATAGAATGGTGTGGATTATACTAATTATAAATATCAAAAATGATAAAATTTATTTTTTGAAGGGTCTATTTACTTTTTTTTGTTGTTTTTTAATTTCTTCGGCTTCGGTTTTATATTCTTTTTCTAATCTTTTAAAATAAAACTTACGTAAGTAAATTGGCATATTATATACTTCATCAAAAGTAAAACCGCCCTTACCGAAATATATTAATTGGAAGACTTGTTCGTGTATTAAGGGTCTGTGTTCAGGCAGAAGGCCAAAAAAACTGGGCGGTGATTTCCACCGCCACCTCCTGTTCATCACCATCTGGGAACGTGGCGACTGTCGTCAAATTTATATCAGGATTGATAGAATTTAAATATTTTCTTAATTCTAATGCATCTACCGATAAAAGTTCTTTATCAACAAATTCATTAACATATGCTTTTTCTGAATTACCATCAACCGAAGCAATAAGTCTTTTCATACGACTTGTCATTGTTTTCACAACTGTACTTGAAACTTTTTTCAATGCTGTAGCTTCTCTTACAATTTCCTTTTCATCCCTATGGGTAAGAAATCTAACGGTTACTTCTCTTTTACTGTTAGGTAATACAAATGGAAATTCATTAACGTTTGGTGGTAATTTATCAAAATCAATTTCTTTATCTTTCAATGTAGTTAAATCCACAGACACGTCTACTTCTTCTCCAACGTCATTAAATGTTGTAAAGTCATACATCTTACCATAAGCAAGTATTCTCGCACCTACAATAAGAGCATTTTTGTCACCTATCAGTAAATCAGATATATTAACTTTTTTATTAACTATCAATGCTTCTAAAAGTTTATCAATAGCAATTCCTTGTTTTAATAGATTAGGTGAAGTAATAATATCTTCTTCTCTTGCTGTCATGTACTTCATCTCCACTTCACCTTTGGATAGTGGACTATTTTCTGGATAAAAATATCCTTTGGATGGTAGAGTTACCATTTCCGTAGGAAACTTATTCTCGGGCATAATATACTCCTATATTAATTGTAGTTAGAAAAAAAACCTTTTATATAAATATAACTAAATTATTTCAAATAAAAATTTTACTTTGTCGGTGTAAGTTTCTCTTTAATTGGTTTCAGAATCATATCAAATACGATATCGTCATATTTAGTCGGCGTAAGTTTTACAATTTTCTCTGCTGCATATACCGCAACTAAAATATATTCCCAATTTGCTGCTACCCAATCTGTCATTTTTGTTCTCCTCTATATTAGAATTGTAGGATTGCGTAATCATAACGCATTGTTATTTCAAGGTCTGCTGGATCACTTGAAGCATAATCCAAATCATTAAAATTAACATCCTGACACCAGGCCCCTTTTAATACCCACTCTTCAACTATATCACCTACAGGACCAAGTAAATTAAAAGTAACATCTTTCTTATAAAAATCTGTGTAACCGTCTCTACCAGTTACTGACTCATGTGACAACCTAACCCATTCCATAGCTGCTTGTGCTGCACTTGGAACAATAGGGTCATAAAGTGTAACAGCTAATGGTTGCCATTCGCCCTTACCTTTAACATAACGTTTCACATTAATATGGTCTAATACAATTTCTTCAAATGTAATTTGGGGTCTATTAGCTGTCTTAATAAGATATGCTGGAATTCCTTCTATGTACATGATGAACCGATTCTTAGTTTTCGGTTCAAATGGTGTGAACATAATCTCCGAAGGGTCAAGTAGATCTGGCATTTAAGTTCTCCTATTAATAATATTTTTCATTCAATTATAAATATCAATCTTCATAAAAAAATTAGATTTTACAAAAACCCTTTTCTTTGTAGTTTTTTAGAAGTTTTTTATATAAAAAAAAGTCCCCCAACCTGGAGGACTTTTCTTTTTCTTATAATGTAAAACGTTACTATTCTGGAAAGGATGCTCCCGTAGGTAGTATCACAAAGTCCAAAACAATAAACTCTGCTGTTCTTGTTGGTTGTAAGAATATCTGACCAACAAGACGATTTCTGTCTATCACGTCTGGTGTGTTATTGGTATCATCCATAACAACTCTAAACGATGACAAGCCACTATTCTGTTGTACTGACTCCAAGAAAGGATTCACAACGTTTAAGAAACGATTCCTTGTAGCTACCGTGTTCTGTTCAAACACTAAGTACCTTGAAGAACTTGCAATGAATTTCTTCAGTGCAATTAACAATCTACGTACATTCACTCTGTCAAGTGCCGAGGGTTTACCTTGTAAGGTTTTCTGTCCCCAAACACAAACACCTTGACCAGGGAATGATGCTATAGGATTGATTCTATCTTCATAGAGGTCATCTCTTTCAGCGTGTGTCAATCTTGTTTTAGCTTCTAACACCTGAGTAAGTCCACCACGATTCAGACCAGCTGGTGCGAACCATTCGTGAGCTACTTTGTCTGTAAAAGCTATAACACTCGGTAAAACAACTGAGGGTGGAACCCAAACGGGTCTGTTCTGAGCTTCGTCAAGAACCTTCACCCAAGGATAATAAGTTGCAGCGTAGTTAGTATCCAATGTCTTAATAGTATTGATTGTCGTAGCTATTGAATCACCATAGGCTGCACTATCCATAATATAGAAAGCATCTGCTCTATCTTCAATCTTAGATATAGCGTGATTTGTTGTAGTTGAATGTAATCTATGATTAACACCAGGTGTCACCAGTAGATTAATATCAAACTCATCAGGATTACTCACAGCATTGATAGCTCTTTTGTAAGCTATCGAACCACTTGAATTTGAATTCGTGTGGTCAAACCCCTGTTGGTTAGCTGCTGTAATATCCGTTCCTGTCAATTTAGGAACTGCTGGATTTTCACCATCAAATCCCCATTGAAAAGGAAGCTGGAACTTTCTCTGTTGAATAGCTGAACCTGAAAGTGTTACCGTATGAGTAGCACTTGCGTATGTAGAACCTAATGTTGATGCATCAGCGTGTCCATACATATCTTCCAAACTCATAGTTACATTAGCTCCATTATTAGCTGTCGCTACAATAGGTGCTAAATACTGAAGTGTGTCATCATGTGCAAAGTTGATTCCAAAAAATACATTTTGGTCAAAATCACCAACAGCGTTCGTCTGTTCTATTTTAAACGAAGCTGTCGGAACTCCTGTCGTACCAGGTATGGGATTATATACTTTATTATGTCCCATAGGTACAACCGTCTTTGGATATGATTGGTCATCTATACCAGTTAGATAATCTCCAACTCTAATATGTTTACTCAAGTTAGGATACTGTCCTTTATAAGTAAGTTTACCACTACTATCAATTTCAACGAACCTATCCCCAATAACTCTTGCAAAGTAATTTGGATTATTCGGATCAAATGTCAATCCATCCCATTGTTCTAAAACAGTACCATCTTCGGCTCTGTCAGGTGAATTACCAGGATTGTGTGACCTGAGTTGTAATGTGAATGTACCATAATCAGAACCAGCTACTGCACTGGCTGCTTTAACATTCAATATAGCTGCTCTATACCAAAAGTTAACATTACTTCCGTGTGACCTTGTATAAATTCTAAACAAACTGTATCGGGCTCCCGAAATCAGTTGTGATTGTATATAAGGTGTACGGGCTACTGAATAACTTGAATTACCTGTCCAAGTATTTGCTGATCCTTTATCATCAAAGGTTTGTGTACCTGTCTTTAGAGCTATACCATTATTGGTTGCTGTAATAGAAGCTGAACCATATGCACCACCAGCACTATACAGACCACTTGATTGTGCTCTCTTATAGTTCTTGTACAGATAAACAGGACACGTTGTTGTTCCTGATTTCTGTGCAAGTGGGTCACTTGGTATAACTTCATCAATGTATTTCGCACTTGAAGTATTAAAAGAACATGCTGCTGTAAATGTAGTTATATCACTACCACTTACAGTTAATGTAAAAGCATTCCAGTCTCCCGAGATCGTAGTTGTATCTAAATTACCTGTACCACTTGAACCTCTTGATGGAGCTAACACAGCGAGTGAACCTGTTTTTACTGTATTACCCCCCATTGAACGTCCTGCTACTAAGTTTGTTGTAACTTTAAGTTCAACTGAATCAGCAGCATAACCACCGAGTCCTAATACTCTAATAACTGTAACAGTTCCAGCACTTCTTAAATACTGCTGGACTGTATATGGTGTATAAAATCTACTGTCTACACCGCCGAACACTTCTTCAAACTCTTGGAAATTGCGTACAATTGATGGAGTAAAAGCAGGACCTTTTACAGTCGGTCCGATTATAGCTGCTCCGATTTCGGCAATACCTTGAGGAAGAAATGATAAATCCCTCTCACGTGTAAATACGCCAGGACTTACTATTCTTTCCGCCATTTATTTTCTCCTAATTAATATATAAATAAAACATTCTAAATATCATCTATAAATAGATGATAAATTTCCCAAAATAGATTTTAGGGAGTATGTTTTTTATATTTATTCGGGTTTTGGTGTAAAAACACCAGTTTCGGGATTCAAAGTACCAGCGCCATACGTTTCATTCAACTCACCAACCAATTTCTGCTCTTCTTTCTGGATATTTGAAAATTCTTCTTCCAAATTCTTTTCTAGACTGTCAAGAGCATCCATCTGTTGCTGTGCTGTTATCTGCTGTAACTTTGTCTGACCGAAACGGTCCTGTATACTTTGATATTTAGATTGAAGGTCAGCTAACTTAGTCATTTCTTCTTCTGTAAAATGAACCTCATTAGATTTCTCTTCTACTTTCTGTACCAATTTGGATGTTTCTTCAGGCATAATATAACTCTCCTTTTAATTAAATATTAAACAATAACTCGAAATTAAATTTTATATTGAAACTACTATATATTCCCTACCACTTGAATCAGAATCAGATAATTCAGTTGCTTTAGTATTGGCATCATCTTCATTATCAAATTCCCATAACGGCATAGTACTTGAGGATGCGATATACACATTTCTTGATGCCCATAGTGGGTCTGTTACTACTTTACCATCCACTATGCTTGAACTCGGTGCTTGAAATAATTGTTTTAGTACTCTGTATGTCATTTAGTTATCCTCTTTCATATAAATATTACTTTGTTTAATTCTCTTTCTCTAAGCCATTCAGCAAAGGTAACAGCTATGACTGCTATACCAGCTACCAGTACCACCGCTAATAACCAGTTGATTATCATTTGTTCTCCAGTGCTTCTACTTTAGCTGAGAGTTCTTGGACTGCTTTCATTAATGGTGTAATAAATGAGATATAATCAGCGTGGTATTTGTCAGGGTCAGATTCATCAATCCCCCAAAACTTTCCTTGCTTATCCAAAGATTTGAGAACCTCAATAACTTCTTGAGCGATTATCCCGTACCTTTTTCTTTCGGGGTCGTAATCTTCGTGCGTAACAAGTTCCTCTATATCTAAATCGGCATCATTTTCATCAACCGTGCGAGTTGTTACAACTTGCTCCCTGTCTAAAATTTTATTGAATTTCCGAGGCTGTAAAGCATTAATAAAATCCAGACCTAAATCACAATCTTCTATATTCTCTTTGAATCTTTCATCGGAAGTATCAGTCAATGACCCTTCGTAAATAATATCCTTCCACGCTTTTGTAGTTTTCCCTAAATCGTAAGTATTGTCAGATACAGGAACCATTTTACCTGACCAATCTATTTCTCCACCAAAAGTAGCTTTGTGGTCATTGCCATCTCCTTCATAAATGCGACAATAGTATTGTCCGGGCTTAATATCTATAATTCTATCTCCATTGATAGTCAGGGTTCCGTCTGCACCAGTACCAGAAATATGTTCTTGTCCATCGTCAACATTGAAAAACAGTTTACCTGTACCAGCAATATTGAGGTTTGTCCCGTCAAAGGTGAGGTTTGCTTCAACAGTCGCTTCATCAGCATCTTTATAGGTCAATACTCCGTCTGCTGTACTACCATCGTGCGAAATACCAGCAGAAATTCCTGTAATATCTGCACCATCTCCACTTAATCTTGTAGCTTCTACTCTTCCAAATGAACCAGTTGAAGCTACCTCTACTCTACCAAAACTGCCAGTACTTAGAGCACTTCCACTGACACCACCAACTATTGAACCACTAATAGCGCTTTTATCTGCTTTACTTATAAATGAACCACTAATAGCTGCTGCTGTGGGAATATCAATTCCTGTTAACGAACTTCCATCTCCAACAAAAGCTGAAGCATTAACATTTTTATCAATATAAATACTTCCAAACGACCCAGTTGAAGCTACACTTCCACTAACACCACCGACTACTGAACCACTAATAGCAGAAGGTTCTGCGAATGATTCACTTAATACTGTCTTAGCTGTATCTTTTAATGTATTTATTCCTACTTTTGTTAATGCCATTTAATTATCCTTTTTTAATTCCTCTATATCTTTTTTAAGACTCTGAACTTCTGCAAGTAACACTACCGCCAATTTCTGATAATCTACATTCTTTGGTCTACCATCTTTCATAATTGCTAATTCTGGTATTGTTTCTGCCACTTCTTCACTTACTAATCCTATTTGTTTTCCTTCTTTTACATTATATCCGAAATCTTTATATT